TGGGAAAATGCTGTTGAGCTCTTAGGCTTCAAACCCCTAGAGTTCATCCCCACTGCATGGGAGTTAATGCCCTGGTCGTTCTTGATCGACTATGCCACCAATATTGGTGACATATTACAAGCTGTCGCTACCGACACGTCCAGTGTCGTCTACACATCTCGCTCGTCGCGTCTGTTCTCCCAATATCAAGGGATTATGGAAGGCGACAAAGCGGGTAGTGTGGCTACTCTGGGCGCATCTTGGCAGACAGACAGTTTTGTAAAAAGTCGCGCCGAGTGGATCATGAACCGAAAGCTATTGACGCGGTCTAAGGTTGGGGCAGTACCTTTACCCACCCTAAGCCTATCGTGGGACTTCACCGACGGTCAGAGATTGAACGTCGCAGCCCTACTTACCAACGCCATTGGCCTTCATCCCCAGCGAAAGCGTTTTTAGCTTAGCTGAATCTTTTCTCCTTAGGATTAATATGGCTATCGCACTTACGAGTCCCATCACTGGGACCGCGCAGACTGGCTTCACGTCCCCTACCTATACGATCGTCGCTGACACTGCCCCGGATGTTAACGGGAAGCAGTGGGCTGTGACGGCGTTGGGTGGGACGCAGGCCGGTGTCACCACGCACTCTGTTGCTAGTCCTTTCACGCTCATGTTCGCTCGGCCCCGCGCTTTTAAATCGCTCGGTAAGCCGAACCCGACTACTGGGCTCGTGAAGGACGTTCCGCGAAATAGCTACAAGCTCATCATCCGTAAAGGATGTACTCCCCTTGCTGGCCAACCGTTTACGAATGCCCTTTGCAGGATTGAATTTGATGTACCTGCGGGCTCGGACACGGCTGACGCTAGCAATATCCGCGCACTTGCATCTGTGGCGGGTGGAGCGTTGAACCAACTTGCTGCTGGCACCGGGGACACTCTTGTTTCCGGGATCATGTAGCAATAGGTTCGACGAGCTTCTAACCCTGATTGGGTTAGTCTTACAGTTACTCCTTTCGGGGTGGCTGTACCTTTAAGCTTTTCGCGGAGGCAACAGCTATGCGCATTGATGCTGGTTTGATGCTAGTCCACCTTGAAGCGGATCTTGTTCGTGCTGGTTGGCATGGTCATTCCGACCACTTTCCAGGCGAGACGCAAAGACAGTTCGCTATGACGCATCTCAGGCGGTCAATCCTCAAGAAATTTGAGGACGAACCGTCTGAAGAGGCGAATGAGCGAGCGCTCACAAAGTTTCTTGCAATTAATGAGCGTTGTCGAACGTTTTCGCTTGACCTAACCAGTGCGTCTGAGCTTGAGACCACAGCTGTCGGCGAGGCGAAGGATTTTCTCTATCGCTTCTTTAATCTTGACCAAGACGGAGGCGTAACACACCTCTTGAACATGGTCTCGATAACCGACGAAATGGACTTGGGCCCAGGTGCAAACATCGGTGCTCCGTCACCCGACTTTCTTTCAAAGGTCGGAACGAGCACGATGACTGCTACAAGTGAGGCTCTGCTCATATTCTTTGAGCAGGCGGTACGTAGGAACCCTCTCTGGTCTGACGTAGAGTTTATCAGATCAGTAGTTCGGGGGAACCGTATCGTTCCAGGCAGTCGCCTTACTTTTGTACCTAAGACAACGGAAATCAGCAGAACCATTTGCACCGAGCCCCTCGTGAATATGTTCTTTCAGAAGGGGATAGGGAAGACGCTTGAGCGGCAGTTGCGACGGGTCATTGGAATCGACCTTAGCATTCAGCCGGACAAGAATCAGACCCTAGCTCGGCTAGGTTCGGAGTCGGGCAAGTTTGGTACTATCGACTTGTCCTCAGCTTCCGATTCCATGTCCATTGCACTGTTGACCGAAATCCTTCCGAGCCAGGTTATGAATTGGCTTATGAGGACTAGGTCTCCAGTCACCGCCCTTCCAGGCGGTGAAGCAGTGGAGTTGCACATGGTGTCTTCGATGGGAAATGCTTATACCTTCCCGTTGCAGACGCTCCTTTTTGCTAGCTTGGTCTACGGTGCCTACCGAGTGCTGGGAATTCCTTTCCAGCGCCCGTTTCGGCATAACCTCGGAAACTTCGCCGTTTTTGGCGACGACATCATCTGCCTTAAGCAGGCCTATAGTCTGGTCTGCCGGCTTTTGGTGTTGTTTGGATTCGAGGTGAACGTAGATAAGTCGTTTAACGACGGCTTTTTCCGTGAATCGTGTGGCCGTGATTACTATTCTGGCCACGACGTCCGGGGTGTGTATATTAAGCACCTTCGCGACGAATGCGATCGGTACTCTGCCATTAACCGGCTCAACGTCTGGTCGGCGAGTCATGGTATCCCACTTCCCAGCTTGTGTTCATACTTGCTCAAGGGGCTCAGGCTCATGCCTGTACCCTTTGATGAGATGGACACAGCTGGCGTGAAGGTCCACAGCTCGCATTTGAGGCGCAAGCGTTTCTGTCGATGGACTAGCGGTACAAAATACCGCTATATACACATTGAAGAGCGTAGCGTTTCAGTATCTGATGTTGTAGAGCGTCCTCCAAGGTTGAAAGGTTGGATTAACAATCCGCCTGCAGTCTTGCTGGCAGCCTTAGCAGGTACCCTTAGGTCGGGCAAGGTCGTCACTCGCACTTCGCGACGATCTACTCGAGTTAGACACGGTGTAACCCCGCGATGGGATTACATCCGTGTCACGCAGGGCGTAAGCCCTGATTTCGGCAGTCGTTGGAAGACGGCCGTCGAGCTTAACCTTGAATTTTCCTAAAGGTTAGC